CATTCGGTGGTTTTAAACCAAATGCAATGCAACGTATTGCAGGAACATTAGGTTATACAGGAGAGATGTCTGGGTTTAATTCTTACCTAGAGCAAAACCCTGATAAGAAAAATCAAATGGATGAGTTTAAAAAAGCAGCTATGATGATGGCTAAAGGTGGTGCAGTACAAAAGTTTCAAGTGGGTGGGGCAACAGGTGCAGGTTTAGATTCATTCTTACTTGAGCAAGGATACAAACCGCCAGAAAATACAGGACCACCACAGTTAGAATTTGGTGTAGTAACAGGAGATCAAACTAATCAACAAGCACAGCAATATCAACAACAGTCTGAACAAACAGCTAATCAAGCTGCACAAATGCAACAACAGGCTGCACAGACTGCTCTACAAGCACAACAGTATCAACAACAAGCTGCTCAGACACAGCAACAGGCTACACAGACTGCACAACTTCCTACTGGATCACAAGCACCTGTAACACCGCCACCACAAACTTATACATCAATAGCTCAACCACAGTTTTCTGCACAACAAGGCCAAACGGTACGGCAAAATGCAGCAGGTAGTTTTGACATAGTTGATGCTTCAGGTAAAGTTATTAAAACTAATATTGATACTGCTGAACAGGCACAACAAATGACTGGGCAACCGATACAAGGTCGTGATAAAACTGGTATGCCTATCTTTGACTACATTGATGATGATCGTTCACGTAAGCCAGTGCTTCGTCCAGACTTAGGTGGCTATGATCCATCACAGGGTATGCCAGAGCCAATAGGTGAAGATGTAGTTAATCAATACACTGGTGATGCACCTGCTCATTTTAATACAGAGCTTAAACAAATGTTTACGTCTGGTAATATTCCTGCCGATCCAACTAAATATGAAATCACAGGTAGCTCACGTGACTGGACAATTACATATGCAGATGGTACAACAATTAAAAATAGGGCAAGAAAACTTGCAAGTGTAGAGAATGATGCGGCAAATATTATTCCTCAATACATTAATACATTTAAAGAAAGCCCAGAGTATACACTAAATAAAAATCAACAAGATGCATACCGTAACTTCTTATCTCGTGGTGTAACTGGTGGTGTAACTGGTGATATTGAAAACATTGAACAGGAATTTAATACTGCACAAACTAATTATACTCAACAAAACTTAGAACTAGAACGTTTAAGTGCACAGGCTGCAGCTAATCCAGATGATCCTTATTTAAAAGAACTTGTAGAAGCTAAAGGTAAAGAGGTATCTGATAGTTACGCAAGATTACAACAATTGACACCTCTCTATCAATCAACACAAAGAACAATTGAAGACGAGATGAAAGATCGTGCAACTGATCCTACATTACCTGCAGGTGCTAAACAACAGGCTACATTAATAGGTGCTCCTATGCAGGAAGAGCTTATTAAACAAACCAGTGGTCAAGTAACTGGCGCAGGTGGTGTAAGTTCTATAGCACAAGCAGATACATATCTTGCACAAAATGTAGATCAACCCGATACAGCTAAGTATGAGGCAGATATTGCTGCAGATAAAGTTGCTGCAGCTACAGGTGCATTACAGGCTGCACAGACAGACGAAGATGATGCTCGTGCTAAAGTAACTGCAGCTATGGCTACAGCTAGTATGGTAGGTGATCTGGATGCTGCACAAGGTACTGCATATAAATTTGAAAATGAAGTACAACGTGAGATACAAGACGGTGAAATAATAACAGGTGCTTCTGCAGATGCAACTAAAGCAGCTAAGTTTACTGAACAGATTGACGCAGCAACGGCTACACCATCAGAGAAAGCCACAGTACAAGGTCAGCTAGTTGGCCTCATGGAACAGTTTGAGGGTACAACTCCTCCTGCATGGGCTGCAGGTGCAGTAAGATTAGCTAATCAACAAATGGCGGCACGTGGTCTTAGTGCTTCATCAATGGCAGGACAGGCTGTTGTACAGGCAGCTATGGAAAGTGCCATACCAATTGCACAGGCTGATGCATCTACAATTGCAACATTTGAACAACAGAACTTGTCAAATCGTCAGCAACGTGCTATGCTTGCAGCAGAACAACGTGCAGCATTTCTTGGACAAGAGTTTGATCAAGACTTCCAAACACGTGTAATAAGAGCAAGTAAAATTAGTGACATTGCTAACATGAACTTTACTGCCGATCAACAGGTGCAGTTAGAAAATGCTCGTGCAGTACAGACAATGAGACTAGAGAACCTGTCTAACCGTCAAGCTATGGTTCTTGCAGAGGCATCTGCATTAGCTAACTTAGACATGGGTAATTTAAACAACAGACAACAAACATCTGTACAAAATGCACAGAACTTTTTAAACATGGACTTAGCTAACCTGTCTAACGAACAACAAACTGGTATATTTAAAACACAAACAAATGTTAATGCTATGTTGACAGATCAAGCTGCTAGAAATGCATCAATGCAGTTTAATGCTCAATCAGAAAACCAAGCTAATCAGTTCTATGATAACTTAAACTCTACTATTAATATGCATAACTCTACACAGGCAAATGCTCAATCTAGATTTAATGCAGGTCAAGTAAATGAAGTAAACAAGTTTAATGCACAAATGAAAAATGATCGTGAGCAGTTCAATGCTAAGAACCAGTTAATTGTAGATCAGTCTAATGCTCAGTGGCGTAGAGAAATTGCAACACAAGATACTGCAGCTATTAATAGAGCAAACGAAATGAACGCATTGGCTACTCTTGACGTTTCTAATACAGCATACAACAACATGTGGAATATGTATTCAGATCAAATGGCATGGGCTGTAAGCAGCTACGAATCAGAGGCTGCAAGATTAAATGCATTAACATTAGAAACACTAAGACAAGAGGGTAGTGCTGCTGCCAGTAAGTATGCAAGTGACTCCAAAGCCTCTGGTGCTATTGGGGCTGCAGTTGTAAACTTACTTACTGCAGGTAAAGACTCAGTTCTAGGTAGTTTATTTTTCGGTTAATAAAGAGGTAGATATGATTACAAATCCTGCAAAAAATATGTATAGTAAAGCACTTTCTGATGTACGTAAAAAAAGTACTAAAAGTGTAGAGCCTGTAAAAAAGACAGGGCTATTACAACGTAACATGCAACAAGCAAGTGAAGAAAGTAAAGGTAATGAACCTTATGACAATGTGCTTGATGCTATGAACCAAATTATTACAGAGAGAAAGAAACTTAAAAATGTCAGTGTTTGAAGAGTCAATGTTTAATGCCCCAATAGCAGGGCAAGGATTAACTGAAGAACTAGGTAGTACACCTTGGCAACATCCACCTCAATATGCAACAGTGGATGAAGCAATGAACTTTTATGCTGAACGTATTATGAGTCCAAACTTTAAAGAGGACATAACAGACGTTATGGAATTAGGTGTGCCATTAACTACACTTGCAAACTCATTACAGTTAGGTGCAGTGATGCAGGGTAAGCATACAATTGATGTGGGTATACTAGTAACTCCTGTAATAGTTGAGATGCTTTCATATGTAGGTGATGCAGCAGGTGTAGAATATAACACAGGTCTTGAAAAAGAAGAGGCTGATCCTGACAAAATTAAAGACTCTCACATTGCTCTTGCAATGCAGAAGGTAAAGAAAAAAATGGAAGAGGCAGGTAAGACTGTTGAAGAACCATCAGTAGAACCTCAACAAGAAGAGCCTGTAGAAGAAGCACCTGCAGGTTTAATGGCAAGGAGATAAACAATGGCTTTTAATTTTATGTCCTTCTTAGGAGGTGCAGCAGAAAAACTTACAGATGTAATTGAAACACGTGAACAGGAAAGACTGTACGATGCACGTTTAGAACGTGAATCAGAACGTGAATTAAGTGTTTTTGAAGAAAAAGAAAAGATAAGAGCAGAACGAGATTTAGCTAAAGAAACAGAAGACCTCAAAAAGATAACAGAAAAAGCTGCTGAAAAACTAAGTTTATATTATACACCTAAACAAACAACAGAAATATTAGCTGAAGGATTAGAGGCAACTAATTGGGCTATTTCCTATGCTGAAAATTTACCTTCAGATATGGATGCTTCTACTTCATATGAAATGCCAAATAATAAAGTACAAAGTTCTTATTCTTTTGATATAAATGATCCACGTGGTTCACAATTAAATGTTGAGCAATCAGATTTAGAAGGAGCAAAGATAGGTCAAGAACTTTTACAAGAAGAATTAAAACCATTTACAACTAGATTTAAAGAGCCAGATAAAAAAAATAAAAGTAAGGCTACTACATACCAAGCTAGATTACTAGAATTAGAAAATCAAATGGCTGCAGCAGAAACTGAAGAAGAATTAACTTCATTAAAAGATACTTGGCAAACAACATTTGACAATTATGCTTTATTTACAAATGCAAAAGATGCAAATGGAAATAAATCTAATTATAACATAAACGAAACTACATCTTTAAAAATAATAAACGAAAGAAAAAAAGGCCTTGTAAATCCTAATTCTTGGGTTGTAAAAAGTTTAAAAGAAGATCGGGCACAAATTATGTCTGGTAATGATGGGAATGTATTTTCTTTGGAAAGAAAAGCATTAGAGAGTGTAAAAAATGATTATGTTTCAATTTTAAGTCAAGATGAAATATTTAATAACATTGTTAATTCAGAGGTAGAGAACTTAAACTTTAGGATAAATAGTTTTAAAAACGTAAGAAAAAAATTAGTTGACAGAGATACAGATGGTAATCCTATAAGTAACACACCTATAAAAGTCGGTACAGGTGCAAACGCAGCAAAGCACTATCCAATAGATGTTACTAAACCAATGACAAAAAAAGATATAGAAAACTCTAACTTTCCAAATAACTCTACAGTAGAGTACTATGTAACAAAAGATGGAAAACAACAACTTAGAATTGCTATTATATCAGATAACGGAAATATATATTAAATGGATAAATCTTTTACAGAAGAAGATACTAAGTTTTCCTTTACTGTTGAGCCAGAACAGGACGAAGAAGAACAAGAAACTTTTGAAACCACTGTTTCTGAAGGGTCTAAGTTTTCTTTTACCGTTGAGCCAGAGCAAGATGATGAAGGTGATGAGGTAATTGATTATGAATCACAACTCAACGATCCTTTACCTAATAGTTCAGAAACAGATGAAGCACTTACTCCTGCTAAAGTAGAGGATGTGCCATCAGAAAAATTTGAAATTGATCCTCGTATAGCATCAAAGTATGCGGAGTTAACCAGTGATGTATCTACAGAAGTAGAAAAAAGATTAGCAGATAATCAAGCAGAGCAAAGAAACTATCAGATGCAAGTTGATCTTGCTAAGAAAGAAGATGAATTAACAGGTGGTAATCGTGCTGCCATGATACCAAAACCTCAGTCACAAGAATTTACAGAAAGAAGTATAGAAGCTTTAAAGGAAAAAAAATTAGATTTAAGAAATAGTATTCAGAGTTTATTACAAGACCCTAACCCTATTCGTAGGACTGCCGTAGACTCTTTGTTAAATACAGATTTGACTTTAGAGCATGTTAATTATATTGTTCGTGGTGCTGATTTTGCACCTGTAACTGGTGCATTATTAGGTGTTACAGATATACCACAAAATGTCAGTGATGCTAGATCACTATGGCATGAAGGTAAGTATGGTTCTGCTTTAGGTTTAATAGGACTAAGTACAGCAGAGCTTGCATTTGCTGCGGTTGGAACTAAAGCAGTTTTATCTCCTGTTGCATCTAAAGTAAAAAGTAGTTTGCCTGTTACTAAAACTATGAATGAGATAAAAGATGCAGATGAGGCAGCAACACTTGCTAAAAAAGAAAATGCTGCTCAAGTAGCCAAGTTAAATACTAAAATTGGTCAATCCCTTATTGAGGAGTTTGAAGAAAGTACAGGTAAAATAATATCTAATGTAAATAATACTGGGGTAAAAACATTAGATGGTTTAAAAGCTAGGGCTGCAGGACTTGAAATTGCTCAAGAAATTTCTGATTTGCAGGATGCTCGTGCAGTTGCTTTTGTTAAAGACCCGAAAAAAGCCAGAGAAGATTTTAAACAGACTGCTGTAGGAAATTTAACAGAAGAAGTATCCGTACAAGATTTAACAGACGATGTTGAAAATTTAGTTAATCCACTTCTTAATCCTGAAAAATTTAATGCTATAGTAGCTATAGCTAGTGATTTTCAAAAGGCCAATCCTAAAGCTTTTCCTAAAGATAAACCTATCATAGATAGTTTGTTTGAATATACAGTAAGTAAAGACTTAACAGACAGTGAAGAGTTAGCAACTTTATTATCAAAGTATGGTTTGACATTTGATGATTACGTTTTAACAATTGTAGGTTCTGGTTCAGAAGCAGGTAAGATACTAAATAAATTATCTCAGATACGTAGGGCAGGTTCTTTAGAAACGTTAGAACGAAAAAAAATGAGGGCAAAAGATTTATCTCAAAATAAATTAATGGCAGCATGGAGAAGGATAGATAATGCACGTAGGGGTGGTATGGTTTCTATGATAAAAACTGCGTCACGTAACCTTACTAGTGCAACAATACGTTCACCTCTTGAGGCGTTAGAAAATGTACTTGATACTACATTGTATAATATGTCAGATGAATGGGCAATGAGGCAAGATGTAGGTAAACTAAGGGCATTTGTAAATGCTAGTTCAAAAGGATTGACATCAACAATATCACCTAAAAATTGGAGGGATAGTACAAAGGCATTACAAAGAACTTATGCTAATCCGATCCTTGCTAAAGAGGTAACAGATTTTGTTTTAAAAAGACCTGAATTTGATGAACAATACACGGCTATGTTTGATCTTGTGAATGAATATCAAACTAATCTAGGTAAGGGTCAAGCAAAAACAAAAGCAGGTAAAGCCGTAGATGCTACGATAAGTACACTAGAAGACACTGTATATTTTTTAAATACACCAAATAGAATACAAGAATTTATTATTAGGCGTGGTGCATTTATGGGGGAATTAGAACGTCTTGTAAGCAGAGAATACAAAAAAGACTTAATGCAAGTTTTAAAAGAAGGTAAGCTACAAGATTTAATAGCTAATTCAAATACCGTAAGACCAAAAGGAGCACGTCCATTTGAAGAAATTATAGAGGACAGTGTTCGTAGAGCACTAGATGTTACTTATGCTAAAGCTCCCGACATTAAATTATTTAATGACACTGCTAACTTCATTACTAGGAATGGTCTTACTGCTTTTACTACACCCTTCCCTCGTTTTATGTTCAATAGTATTGAACTAATTGGACAATATTCTGCAGGTGCTTTTAATCCTGCAATAAAAAGAGCCTTTGGTAAAAAAACAGGACCACTTGATAGGAAAGATAGACAAAATATATCTCGTAATTTAAGTGGGCTAGTGGGTATTACAGCAGCTTACCTGTACAGGAAATCTGAAGGTGCACCTGAAGATTATAAACTTTTAAATACAGAAGAAGGTAATGTAATGGATACGACTTCTCAGTATCCTTTGCGTCAGGCGTTGTGGTTTGGTGAGGCTATAGACAGACTATCGCCTAGCCTAGCTAAAAAGATACCTTTAGTAAGGGGTGTGAAAGGCTTATCTAAAGTAGCAGGTTTAGAAGACACAGAAAGTGATGGTACATTTAACGATTGGTTTGATTTAAAAGATGCCCAAGAAGTATTCTTAGGAACTGCTGCACGTACTGGTGTGGGTAATATTTACGTTGCGGAAATAAGTAAAATACTAGCAGGTGGTGAAGATATAACAGGAACGGAAAGATTTCAAAGGGTAGCAGCTAGACAAATTGTAGATTACCTAAGAACGTGGGCAATACCAATTACTCAGATTACAGAATTACAACGTGCAACAGGATATAGACCTTCAACATATGCAGATGCTGCATCAGATCAACAAACTTTAGACATAACTTTTTCTGAAAGATTAGGACAAGAGTTAGAGAGAACAGGCAAACAGACTGGTTTAAGTAATATATTTAACCCATCTGAAGAATATCAAATGCCTACTAGAGTTTCTATTTTTTCTGATGCAAAAGAAAGAAAAGGATTAGGGCTTAGTTTACTTGGCGGTATAACTCAGTTTACTAAAAACTCTCCTGAAGCTGAATACTTAGAAAACTTAGGTTATTCTGAATGGGATTTAAGTAGTAAAGAACGTGAACCATCTATCCGCAAAACTGAAAATCAATTTTTCCTAGAGGTTTTACCTAACATAGTAGATGAATTAAAAGCCTTAGAAACAGGATGGCGTAAAGAATATATGCAAGCAAGTCCTAACAGTGTTATACGAAAAAACAAAACACTTCAACAGTATATTAATACTGAGGCAAAATTTGAATTAGATAGGCAAAGAAAAGCATATAAGCAAAGAGATCGTAAATATATTACGATGAATACAGATACTTTAGTATTAAACAATAGAAAGTTTAGAAAGTTAAACCCCAAAATAAGAAAGTTAGTTGTGCAACGGTTTATGTTAGAGGAAGATAGGAAGCCTGATTTCTCCAGTGTTGAGGATTTAGACTGGCTACTAACAGAAGGTTCTTTAGTAAAGAAATAACAAAAACAAAGGGGAGCATTTAGCTCCCCCTTTTTTTATCTAGTGTCTCCACTTCCACCCAGTGTTCCCTTGTCCTTACGTTTATCTAGCTTGATTAAGTTTTGTGCAGCTATCATACCCAACGATAAGTTAAGATCACTAGCCAGTGCAGCACAGTACCACAGTACATCTCCTATCTCACTGGCTATGTCCTCTCGCCATGTCTCAGGTCTGTTCTCTGGTCCATCTCGTATAAGCTTCTTTACCTTGTTGGCTACCTCACCTGCCTCACCTGCCATGCCCAAGGCAGGATATGTAATCCTATGTTTCTCAGGATATATTGCTGTACCTGATGCTGATCTTTGATATGAATTAAAATCAGACATGCCGTACCTCTCCTTCAGAAATTGATCTGCTTCTTGCTTTAAGTTCATTCCCCTTTACCCTTTTAAGTTGCTCAAAGTAGGCTTTATTAAACCCACGTAACCACTCCCGATGCTGCATGGTATCTTTATGGAATGGATTAAACACACGCCCATGTTTAAAATCAGTATAACCTTTCTCGTATTGAAACTTTAACGGTGCATCATACTTGCCAAGGCCACGTTGTTTTCTAGTAAGTTGTTTCATATAGGCTCTCCTTATGCTATGTTAATTAATTCAGCTTCTTTGTATGGAACGTGAAAGAACTTCTCACCTGCACGGATGTTTCGTCCACGTGCCTCTTTCAAACGATCCTCTGTTAGTGCAGTATCTTTGATACGGAAGACCTGCTTTAAGTCAGAACGGAATATATAAAAGTTAAGTACACCATTCTCCTTCTTGTACTTTTCTACCAAACGTTTCTTACGTTCTGGTATTCGTATCTCAGCCCAGTGATTAGGCCAGTCACCTTTCCATGCACGTTTGACCTCTGCTTCATTGAAGTAGGTGAAGTCTTTTTTAGTTGATACAACATCAACATTATAATCTTCTTTCACTTCACCTACATTATGCCCGACACCCTTCAAGTAATTTACAAGGGTATCTTTGGCAACGTTGTCGTACTTGTCATACCACGATTTATTAAATGGATGTTTAATCATCTAAATCTCCTTTATGCTCCAATGTCTACAACTTCACAGACATCACCAGTGCAAGCAAATGTTTGACTTGAACTAGTACCGTCCTCTTTTTCATAGTCAGATAACAAGGACCAGTCAATAGCCTTTGGCATCTGCTTTAGTAATGCCTGATAATCTTCCTTAGTGCAATCCTGATATGGTGCTTGCTGATAAGTATGATCAGAGTGTGGCAAAAAAGACACACCACTCATCTCATCAAAGTGTTTATATACAAATGCACCTACCTCTAACCACTCATCATCACGAACGGTGCAGGTCACTGAGGGTTTATGCTCACACCAATGGCGTTGATACATTAGCCATGTCTCTAGCTGCTCAACTGCTGTCATGTCATTACGAGTAACAGCTTTGTGTGGTGCTTTCATTGGAAAGCTAAACACTGTAGTAGTGTCAGGATTAAACACACAAGGTTCAGCAGGTATACCCTGATCCTTCATCATGGTTGTAAGGGGATCGTTGTTATCTCCTCTAACGGTTCTAACGTAATAGTCGTTATGACGTGCATGTATCCCACTGGCTGAGTCCACGAGTTGTGATACAGTTCCCGATGGTTTGTTGCACGATATTGCTGTACTAGGATTAATACCAAGGCGATCAGCCCACATAGCATTAGTGTCAACTGCAACTTTACGTAAGTGTTCAAGTGTCTTATCCAATCCTTTGTTCTTTGTTGTCATTAATGGGTTGTC